AAGTATTACGATGATTTGATCAATTGGAACAACATAAAACTTTGTGGCAACCGAGATTGTTTTGGTTATGGTCCATATGGACCTTACGAACACAAGAAGGCTCTATGGCTCTGTCTCAATGCAGTCAATGCACTTGAGGGTATTCGGTTTTATGTTTCGTTTGCCTGTTCATGGGCATTCGCAGAAGTAAAGAAGATGGAAGGCAATGCTAAGATCATTAAACTTATTGCGCGGGATGAGAATGTCCATCTTGCGTCAACGCAACAACTCCTTAAAATCTTGCCCCAAGAAGACGCAGACTTTGCGGCTATCAAGAGTGAATGCGAGGCGGAAGTTGCGGCAATCTTTGAGTCTGTTATCAACCAAGAGAAAGCATGGGCAAAGTACCTCTTCCAAGAAGGATCGATGATCGGTCTCAACGAGCAACTTTTGAGCGACTATATAGACTGGATTGCCAACAAACGTATGACTGCAATCGGCGTAACACCATTTACAAAGACTGGTGCCAATCCGTTACCGTGGACGCAAAAGTGGATTTCTGGTTCTGAAGTTCAAGTTGCTCCACAAGAAACCGAAATCACTTCTTATATCGTTGGTGGTGTTAAGAAGGATGTAACAGAAGACACGTTCAAGGGATTCTCACTATGAAGGCTATTCGTGATGCTATTAAATCAATTGAAGGAAGAGAGGAAACATGTTGGGCTTCGGTTCGTATGTTTCTAGAAAACAGAGATGCTCATGGAGTTATGGACATGGGCGCAGAACTTCAATCCTTGCAGAGAGCAAAGATGGAGTTAGTAAAGTTAGGAGAGTAAATGAAACTTAAAGATATCGATTGGCACACATGCACTAGTTGTGAAGCCGAGTTTAAAGTTATTTCAGATTTAGACGAGATGGTAGAATACTGCCCATATTGCAGTGCTCCCATTGAAATCACGGAAGATGACGACGAAGCATTTTTTGAGGATGACGACGACTAAATAAATCTTTCATTGAAGGTTTATTGATGGCTTGGTTATTTGAAGACGCTGAATTCAGCGAAGACACTACACAATGGTATGGCTATATTTACATGATAGAGAACTTGCTTAACGGCAGGAAATATATCGGGCGTAAATACTTCACAATGGCAGGCTATAAACAAGTCAAAGGGAAAAGAAAGAAGATCCGTAAAGAGTCCGATTGGACCGAATATTACGGGTCTTCTCCCGCTCTACTGAAAGACGTAGAAGCGATGGGAAAAGAAAACTTCAAAAGAACAATCTTAAAACTGTGCAAGGGTAGAGGCGAGTGCAACTACTGGGAAGCAAAGTATATCTTTGATCACAACGCAGTTTTAGATGGCAACTATTATAACTCATGGGTGCAATGTAAAGTACAGGCTACGCATGTGAAAAATCTGTTATTCAATCAACCCGAAGGGAACTAAATGACGTGACAAAACTACTAGAACATAAACATCTGATTATTAGAGCCGAACTGAATAACCCTCCAAAGTGTACCACTGCTATTGAGTTCTGGATGAAGGCTTTAGTTGCTAAGATTGGCATGAAGATTCTGATGGGTCCATATGCAGTGTATAGCAACATGGAAGGCAATAGAGGCTTAACGGCTGTTACTATCATTGAAACAAGCCATATTGCTCTGCATGTTTGGGACGAAGAAACTCCTGCTGTTATGCAGTTAGATGTTTACACCTGTTCTAGTCTTGACATTTATGATGTCTTCGAAGTGCTGGAAGAGTTTGATCCACAGAAGATCACATATAAGTATCTAGACCGCGATTATAGCATTGCTATTCTAGATTCTGGCACGAAAACTGATTGACTTTAAATGATGCATGAGATATATTGAAGATGGCCTATAAGAGAACTACTGGTAAATCAGGCAAGACCAGAATTACCAATACGCAAAATAGTAATGGCAGTAGAACTTATTCTACAAGCACTGGTCAAAAGTTTGGTGGAGGCTCTAGCACTAGATCAACTATTTCCACCAAATCTAATGGCAAAAGAACTCTTACATATACAACAACATCTCCAAGTGGATGGGTTAACAGAAGTGTAACAGTTTTAAGTAAGCCATCTCCAAAACCTAAGAAATACAAAGCGCCGAAGAGTGCTGTATATAAAACACCAAAAATAAAGTTTTCCAGAAATCGTAGGTCTTACAAGACGCAGACTATGACAATGGGCCAACTAAAAGCACTGAGTATTATTTTTGGAATACTCGTTTTAATCGCATTATTCACAAACTAAAGGAAAATATTATGGGTAAGAAGAGAACTCGGTCGAAGTACACATCCAGGGGTGTGCATTCTTCGGTATCTAAGGCACTAACTGGATTGATCAGCAAGGAACGCTCCAGCGGTGATCGTCTTATGTTCAAGATCGATGCTTGGGAAAAGAATCTGAATCCTTGGTTGTCTATCGACACTGGTGCTATCGGCTCTAACAAGCGGTTCATCAAGGTTCGCGCTAATGACTACTGGGGCAAGCCACAGGGTCGGTTGTTTGTGCTGAAGCCTGAAAAGGCAGACAAGGCAGCAGCCGCATGAGTATCGTAGTTTACTCACAGCCCAACTGCCCATCTTGTGTCAAGGCTAAGAACTTGCTCAATAGCAAAGGCATGGTATACACCGAGATTGTTATCGGTGAACATGTTGTGAAGGAGCAGTTTATCGCAACGTTCCCACATGTTAAGACTGTGCCATACATCATGGTCGATGGAATGCCAATCGGCGGCTATGAGAAGTTGGCCGAATGGCTCAATAAAACCAACGAACAATTCCTAACTGAATAGAAAGAGATTTTATTATGTCCGAAGTCGTTATTGATAGCGTAACCGATTTTCTAACGAAGGCTCTCCGTGAGCGTATTCTAGAAGTTACTTTCATAAAGAAAGATGGCACAGAACGTATCATGAAGTGCACCTTGCGCCCTGATCTTCTGCCAGAACAAACTGATCTAGAAGAGCAAGTCCAGAAGCGTAAGCCCAATCCAGACGCGATTGCTGTTTGGGACCTTGAAGCGAATGGTTGGCGTTCGTTCCGTCATGATTCGATCATGATGTTTACCTATGTGGAAGAGGCTGCTTAATGCATATTCTTAACGGCAAACTTATTCGCGCTGATATGAATAGCAAGGCTCGTGGCGGCACAGAACTTCTCTGTGAGCGCCTTGTTGAAGCGATTGATCCAGAACTGTTGTCTAAGTTTCAGATCGTTGTTTCTAGGCTAGAGTTTCCACTAGAAGAAGATAAGATTCGTATCTACTATCTCCACGATCTTCCTGGTGATCCTGCATCAGAACATCTAAAGAACGGCGGCTGGGAAAAGTTTGATTGGCTCGTGTTTGTCTCTAACTGGCAAATGCAAGCATATATCAACCACTATCAGATTCCATATAGCAAGTGTGTGGTCGTTCGGAACTCTGTCATTCCCATTCCAGAGCATGAGAAGCCAAAGGATGTTATTCGGTTTGCATACTGGTCAACGCCACATCGCGGCTTGAACATTCTAGTTCCCGCTTTCGAAGAACTCTGCAAGAGGACTGACAAGAACATTGAACTTGATGTCTATTCGTCATTCAAGTTGTATGGCTGGGAAGAACGTGATCAACAGTTTGAAGAGTTGTTTGAACGCTGCCGCCAACATCCAAAGATCAACTATCATGGCACAGTCTCTAATGAAGAACTCCGTAAGGGTCTGGAGCAATGCCACATTCTAGCATATCCTAACACATGGGTTGAGACTTCTTGTCTGACACTCATGGAAGCAATGTCGGCTAGAATGCTTTGCATCCATCCAAATCTTGGTGCTCTTTATGAGACTGCTGCTGGTCTAACTCGCATGTATCAGTTTAACGAGAACGTGCAAGATCATCTGTCCGATATGATATATCTGATGCAGACTTGGCTTGATCTGTATGATCATGAGTATCTCCAGCACACGTTGGATGTCCAGAAGTATCATGCGGACACACACTACAACTGGAATCTCCGTGCCGATTCATGGGAAAAGATTTTGGCTGCATGGGCAATGCGCCCGACAACCGCATTACCTAAGCCGATGTTTACATATACCGCTTGATTTATTTCTCTTAGTGTGATATGGTAAGTTATAGTTTCAAAAAAGGATCACAACATTGGCTATTGCGGCTAAGAGAAAGACAACTAAAAAGACCATGAGCAAAGGCGGCGCGGCTAGCGTTGATCTGAAGGCATACGGTCCTGAACCTATCATTGAGGGCTTTCTAGATAGCACCGATCCACGCTATCTGAAGGCCCTCAATTGGTATAACTATATGAAAGACGTTGAAGACGCTCGGACATATATCGTTGACTGGATGACAAAGGACAGATACGTCAAGTATCAAATCAACGCTGTTCGTCGTGCAAGCAAGAATGATATCTCAACCACTGCTGGTTGGATCGCACGAATGCTATCGAATGGCACCAATATCAATGAACGCTCAAGAGAGTGGTTTGCTGATAAGATAATGATTATTCTTTCACGA